GAGTGAGGCGGGTTTCGCTGGGTTAATTATTGGGTGGATGAAGTAGTGTCTGGCTCAAGTACATCCAGTGCACGCTTGGCGGCGTAAAACACCACTTTGCGTTTGTCGCACATGAGTTGTGATTCAAAGCCTCGCAGCTCATGCAACATAGCGGCACACAATTGCAGGGTTAAATGAGGCGTATCAACAGCAGTGGTGCTTAATGTGAGTCGTAGTGACTCAACATCGGCGTCAAGTAATTCGCCCAGGCGCAGCTTAAACGCCACGCGATCAAGTCGAACCTGGTTATCATCGAGTAATGCAGTGATATGTGATGTCATGACCGTTCCTTAAAGCGTGCTGATATCAAGTGGAAGTTGAGTGTATTTGCCGTTCGCTTGGCGCTCGTAAAGGCGTAAATACTGGCTAGTCCCTGTAACTTGAATAGCATCGGCTATGGCGTCCATGGCGCGTTTCCAATTGGCATCGTCGATATCCAGTTGGCGTAAACTCAGTACCTGGTTAACATCAATTCGACCTTGTTGGTTAACGCGAAAAGCATGTTCAACCATTGCCATTAGGCGAGTATCTGCGCCGCCGCTCCAACTTTTGATGCAGTCATCAATTAAGGTTTTGGCAGTTTGAATCCGTTCATCAAATACACGGTGTTCGCCCACAGCGCGGCGCACTTGGTATTTACCATCAAAGCTGGTGAGTAATACATTGCCCTTACTACCACCCACTTTGACGCCGTATTCGCTAGCAGACAGTTCAGAAAAATCATCAATTTGCGCCATGGTGACCAGTTTAAAGGTCAGCATTTGTTCTCGTAGATCTTTGGCAAAACCGACTATCGACAGCACGACTTCATCGCGCAGTTTATCGACGGCCTTAATGCGATCTTCTGGTACTAAGTCGCCTTTAGCATTTTGGCGATAGCCAGTGGGGATAATAGTTTGTGTTGGATAATTCATATTATTGGTCCTCGTTCCAGCGCACTGTGACACCATGAAACTGCACTGCGCAGCTGCGGCGACGTATGCCTTTAATGTTTTCGATAATTTCTACAGCTTTGCTTTTAAAGTCGCAGCTTGGATTGGCGATATGCACCACATTGGCGTTACGACCAAGCACGTTCATCCCACGCAGACTTAGCGCGCTGATGACATCAAATTTGTTAAGTTGGTATTGCATAGCGGCTACTCCTGTTGTGGGGTTGAATGTTGTTCTAAAAGGCGGTTGTATCGGTAAGCGAGTGCGATTAACTCTTGCTTGAGTAGTTCGCATAATTGCTTATGACCACCGTTGTCGGTTATGGATTGACGCTCTAATCGGCTGTAGGTTGCCTCGGCCGAATACTGCTTAATTCGGCTTTCTATTTGGGTAACGCTAATGCGCTTAAATTGATGTTTGGCAGATAAGTTGGAGTGGGCGCAGCCACTGCGACAAGCTCGATACAAACGCAGGCGAATTGGGTTGCTGGTTGATTTATTGCATTGATGTTTGTCGCATTCATGCAAGGGGATTTCACCCAATATTGGACATAGCACGACGTGGTTCATGTATGCCCCCTCGACCAACTTTTGCATGCGTTCCATGTTGCCGCCTTGAGCCGCATACTTACCGTTGATTAGCTGACAAACGACGGTTTTGCTGATCCCTAGCACCTTTGCAACCCCTTCTTGACCATGAGCACTTGCTTGCTCGGCCAGTATGGTTAACCAGTTACTCATGGTGTTTCTCCTTGAATGGATAATATGTATTGGTGTTTTGATCCCACATGCCTTGGGTGCGCTCTGTTGGATGTAAGCGCCCTGTATCTCGTATGAGTATGTACTTGAGCGTTGTGCCTCTTGGGCTGCCTTTGATGCTGTTAAGGGCGCGTATATAACCCGCCTTTGATAAGCACCCTAGGTAACGGGTAATGAGTGACGATTCGGCCATTGATGTGGCTAAAATCAACCCTTTGTTAAAGTGCCGATTAATGCGGATTGAGTTCCACACCTGCTGTACCACGGTGTTGCGTTTAATCCGCTGTGGGGCGCGTTCGGCTTGTGGGTTGCCTTTGCCTAAAATGACCTCGTCTGGTGTAACAATGACTTGATATAAGTTGCCTTTATTGCCAGTTTGCTTAGAGATAAGCGCTATGGCAGATTGATTTTGCAATCGCTTAGTGAGCTCGGTTATCAAGTTAGTTTTTACGCCCAGTGACTGGGCGATTTCTCGTCGGGTAAATTGGCGTTTCTCACACATGAGTTGCCATGCTTTATGTGTGATTACGCCTTTATTTGACTGTTCCATAATGGTTAGTCCTTTTCTTTCTTATTATTTATTTAGCGCATAAATACAAAAGCTTAACGGCGACTATGGTTTAAGAATAATTGCCCATCGCCCCAAAGCTGTTTGTCTACATAATCCAGATCGTTTGAGATGGCGAATCGCTCAATTTTTTCTAATGCGATAAGTATTCGACGTACTTCGCCACCACTTCTGACGCGGATAAAGTCCAACAAGTCTTCGCCTACCTGTATGTCTCGTTCGAGTAGTTCGATAGCAAACATCGACACGTCTTCATTGTCTGCAGGCATAAATTCAACCCATTCGCTGATGCGGTTAAATAGCTGTTTGCGGTGGCTGATACGACGGGCTATTTCTTCCATGCCGATAAGCACGACTGGCAGCTCGGTGGCGTCGTATAAGTCGCGGATGGTTTCCATGGTTTTGGCTTGGCCGACAATGTGGTCTGCTTCGTCAACAAACAGTGCAATTTGCTGGTCGTTCATGGTTTGGGTAATGAAATCAACTGATTTACGCAGTGGATACATAGGATCGCTACCCAGTTCTTTTAGAATGCGAGCTAAAAATGAGCTTGGGGTATCGGTTGCATAGCAGCGCACGTATACCGGTAAATTGCCCATGTTGGTGAGCTGATTAAACATGTAGGTAACCGTGGTGGTTTTGCCAAAGCCACTTGCCCCGTGTATGAGGCCAATGCCTGGGGTGATCTCACTGCGGCTTTGTAGGTTGGCGAACATGTCTTGAGTGCGTAGGACATTTTTTACTTCTACTGTTTTATGTTTCATAATGTTGTTCCTGTGGTTTTTCTGGGTTTTACGTTTGTTTAATCTGGTATTAACCAGGGTTTATGAGCTGAGCAGCTATTTCACTTGCAGGTGCGGCTGCTCGGCTTGTTTTAAAATTTTGTCTAGTCGGTTTCGATGTAGCACATTGTTTAAACGGTATTTTTTAAGCCATTCATCTTCCTTCTCATTTAATGTTCGATTTAGGCTGTCTGTTGTTAACAGGACGGCTTTTTCGTGATCACTTCTGACTATGCGGGACTCTTGCTGTGCGTGACGCGAACGTCGCTCGGCAATTGCTTCGCGTTGACGTTCTATTGCATTGAGTTCTGCTTCACTAAGTTGGGTATTTTTTGCCTCGGTTGCAGCGTGTAACCCTGCGATAGCGCTATTGTTATGGGCAGCAGTTTGTTCAAGGTGGCAGAGGTTGGCGCGTAGCAGTTTTTTCTGGGCGAGTTCGTCGGCATATAACGCATCAATGCCAAACTCTTGTTGTAATCGTTTTGCAGATTTACGAAAGGCGCTGAGTTCTTTTTGGGTTTGTTTGCGACGCTCACGGAATTCACCTGGGGCGATACCACGATTGACGAGATCCATGTTGACGGCATCAATATAGGTTTCCCAGTTGTCGATGGGGTATAAGGTGGCTCGGCCAATGTCGCAGGGGTCGATAAATACTCGAACATCTTGGCGCTGCCATGCGGCTTCCATGAGTTCCGGCGCAGTGTATTGCACGCCGTCGGCTTTTACGCTGCCACGTACTACTTTTGCAGTGCCGATAAAGTTGAGTAGTGTGTCGAGAATATGCGGGTTATCGATAACGCGTTTTTTGTAACCAGAACCGGCATATAACTCGAAGGGGGTTTTATCTGTTTTGTCGTGTGCTACGTGGTTGTAGTCAAATTCTAAATAGTCGTTAAGCACTTGCTGCAGTTGCGCTGGTGTTAGTGCCAGGCTGAGTCTTTCGGCTTCTGCTTGCTTTTTACCCTCGCCAATACGTTTGGCAAAGTTGTACATGGCCTCTATTTGTTGGCGATCACTTACACTGTGACCGATATAACCTGGCATTTTTTCCATTAACACACGACTCATAGTGCCAAAGAAACGTTCGATGAAGGGTTTTTCCCATCCGCTAAATGCATTGGCTTTAGATAGTTTTAAATCTAATAAGTTGAATATTGTTGTGGTGCGTTTTGATACGTAGTCGCTACCGTTATCGGTACGCATGATGGCGCCCTGCTCTGGTAATCCCCACTCTAAAAGGGTTTTACGCAGCAGTAGACAGATAGCTTCGCTATTAGATGTTGGCGACACAATGAGTTGCACACGACGGCTGAATGCATCAATAACCGCGACGATGCTATGACGTTTAAGTTTGCCATCGACGTTTAGTTCAATGTCAGTGGGTGTTGAGTCGAATTCCCATACTTGGTTTGGTCCGTCTATGTGTGGATACATACGGGCAAATAGCGGCCGGTATTTGTCGGTGTAAAGTGACGGATTGGTGGTAAATGCATGTGCTAACTCATGCTTAGCGGCATACTGAGTTAACCAGCGTTTAAATGAGCTGATTGACGGGAGTTGCCAGCCATATTCAGCAGCTCGAACTAGGGCTAAATCACGTACTTTGTTTGCTTGGTTTAATAAGTGTGGTTTTTTGGTCACTAACGCGAGCAAAAATTCACCTAGGCGCGGTTGTTGATCAATTTTTGAGGCTGTTTGGCCTTTGTATTGATCGACTAAGCCGATGATGCCCTGCTCTTCATATGCTTTGTGCCAACGATAAAGTGTTGCTTTTGCAAGTTGTGTAACGTGGGTTCGGACGTCTTTATTGCTGAGTATTTTTGATGTATTGAATCCATTTACAAAAACAATCACTCCGGCCGATTTGTTTCCAGCTGACTCATAAGGCGATACAAATTCGCTGAAAGCATTGATGACCATTTCTCTGGCTTTAGCTTTGGCCTGTTTTGATTCGCTTAAGCACATGAATTGCGCTAAACCTTGGCTTTTAGCATTGATACGTTGTTGGCGTATTTGTTTACCTTGAGCTTCGTCCTGCTTTAACGCTGATTTAGCTGAAACAACACTTTTTGAGGTACTAGACTCAACAGCTTTGGCCTTTAGGTAGGCTTGTGTTTCTGTGGGTAAACTATCAATGAGATATTCAAAGCCTTTGCCTTGGTCGCATTTCTTTTTAGTCCAACATTCACGATTAGCGAGCTTTCTATTACCTTGCACTGTGGTGTACATGCCAGGAATGTTTAGCAGTTCTTGAAGGGTGTAATATTGCTTAATCATAGCGATGCCCTACCAAGTCAAATTCAATTTCATTGGATAGCTCAAGCAAGATCTTTTTAGATACTTTTCCCCAGCGTGGTTTTAGTCCGGTGTTGGGCGCGAACATTTGCACGCACTTTTGTACTGTACGTGGGTTATATCCCTCTCTTAATGCCCAGGCTCTGCAACTGAGTCCTCGTCTCATTAATGCAGCGTAGATCTGATTCGCATTTTCAATCTCCACGATGTCTGCTCCTTATTTCACAAATTTGTGATAACATTTATAATTGTTCGCATTGCGCATGTAGCACATACAAAAAGTAACATTCATACGCACTGCGTACGAATGTGATGATACGATCACATTTGTACGCTGGTCAAGCATGTTTGTAATGTTTCTTTTCATCTTTTATGCACTAGCTTCTAGACATGACCTTTAAGCATTTAAATTCAGTTACTTAACTAAAAAGAAACAAAACATGAAAAATGAAAATGATGTTTCTTTTCCAGCAATAGGAAAGGAAACGTTTGCAGAAAGATTAGAAATGGCGATAGGAACTACAAGCGTACGCGCGTTCGCATCCGCTATTGATTTATCTGAGGGCGCTTTAAGGAAGTATTTGAAAGGTCAATCGCTTCCTCAAATTGACAAAGCGCTTCTTATGGCAAGACAAGCAAATGTTTCTTTAGACTGGCTTATTTCTGGTGAAGGCTACCCGCAGACGGGTGATGAAGTTACCAAAGTTGTGAACAATGAATTTGATGAAGAGTACTCATTAATACCTGGGTATCATCTATCTGTTAGTACTGGCCATGGCAGGATCACGGATAGTGAACCAGTTAAGCGCCATCTGGCTTTCAGACGTAAGTGGTTAAAGTTCAGAGGGTTTGAAACTGAAAAGCTTGCTGTGGTTTTTGCTTCAGGTGATTCAATGGAACCGACAATCCACAATAACAACACACTGCTGGTGAATACATCTGACACCAAGTTAACTGATGGCAGTATCTTCGTTCTACGTTTTGGTGATGAGCTTTATGCCAAGCGTTTACAAAAGCGGTTTGATGGGGATATTCGACTGATTAGTGACAATAAAGAGTATGAAGATCAAATCGTCAAAGCTGACGAGATCGATAAGCTTCATATAATAGGTAAAGTGGTCTGGATCGGTAAGGACCTTTACTAAACAAACGGTGGGTTACTTTGTCTCAAACCCACCGAGCTATTTCCTTTTAACCTCGATTTGTCTCAAACCTCACGAATAACCAATTAAACTCCAGCCAAAAAGTTAACTAGCAGCAATCACAGACCCACACTGGATTTCCCACCTAATTTAATTAATTCCTGTTTAATCCCGGTTTAATGGTTAATTCTCATACCTAGTGACTGGTTACACTAAGTGCAATCACTTCTGTGACACGCTGTAAACCCATCCATGGGCGCTCTGCGAAAACATCCATGTTTTCGAAGGTCACAGCCGCGATTGCACCTATAATTTAACTCTCTCCGATTAGACTTTATTTAGTGCTGCAGAAAAAATAATATGCGGCGCGCCAATAATCACGGTGATATAAAAACTGCGCCCGCGCTTGGGTTAGATTGGCAATGTCTTCTTTAGGGTACGCCCTGGCGCTAATGCCAAAATGGGTTTCACCGCCTAAGTCATTAGGGTTGCAGTGATAGTCGCCCTCTTTGCTGAACACAAAGTTAACCGCGGCAATAAAGGCTGGACTGTAAGGACTGTTTGGCTGAAAAAGACCCATAAAAAAACCGAGACAAGGAACATAGGTTCATTGTCTCGGTTTAGAGTGTTCTAGCGGGTTAGAAAGGTTTCGGGATATATTAATTTGTTATTTCTGTTAACCACTTATTTATGAGTATCAGGCGATTTGAAGTTTGCCTAAATAAATTAGGTTGATTGATTTGCTTTTCCTCTATCATTTTGTCCTTTAATTCCTGATCACCAAAGTCAAATTTTACAAGCCGTGTTATATATTCTAATTGAGAAAATCGCTCTGTTTTTTCAATATCAGCAAAATTGGCTGCGCTGGCAATCAGATTATAACTTAATGTACCATTTACGGGGTTGAGGGCTGAAGGTTTGCAAGCTTTAAGGTAACAAACTATAGCCATTATAAATTCAAAGTTACTTTCATAGCCTTGCTGACCTGCCATATTGCTTAATATGGCAAAGTAAGAAAGTATCCTGTCTATTTCTCTAAAGGATGGCTGGTAGTACTGAACAATTTCATATAACACATTCTCGCAATCTTTGAGACTTGAGTTCCCATTGCCGTCTAATAACATTGACTGTATTACATAACGTAAATATTGATATCCATTATCATTATGTTCTTCTGCTGATCTTGGCATAGTTAACCACACGTTAATAAATTTGTGCAGGTAGTTAACAGGATCGATTCCACCGTATTTAGCTATAATTGACTGCTCTAATTGCACTCTATTGGTAACCAGTAGAAAAGTAATTCCTTCAACAGAAAACAGATGCTTAACTTGTTCAAGTAATTCAAGCGCAAAATCAGGGCGACATCTATCTAACTCATCGATAATAAAGACAATGGGTTTATCATTACCCACATTTTTGGAAAATTCAGACAGGTGTTTCTTAAATTCTTTTAGTGCCAGCTTATCCTTTTGTGCATGCTCAAACTTTTCTTTAACAAGATCATCGACTTGGTCTGCTATTAAAGAAGATATGCCGCTCTCTGCTGCATCAAAAGTGCTACCATCGACTATACCTGCAGTTACAGTCTTTACTGTTAATTTTAAAGTTCCTCTGGCAAGGGATTTACCAGCTTTTATCGCTTTATCCTTAAATTTAGTCTTATTGCTTGCATCCGCATCAGGTATCAACTGGTACATTTCGGATGCTAATGCTAAAAATGGGTCTTTTTGATAGTCATTTTCAAAGGCATCAAAATATACTGACTGAATTTTTGAATCTCGGTGGTGCGATAAGTGACCTCGCCACATTTTTATAAAGGTACTTTTACCCTGCCCCCAACCAGCATCTAAGGCAATAACTAAATTACCCTCTGCATTTTCGATTAAATTGGCTAATCTCTCACCAAAATCTTTACGTCTAAAAATATCAATCGCAGGATCAAATCCTGTATCATCATTTATTTGTATTTCTGGTAATACTATTTTCACTTTAGATCCACCTGATTTTATTGTTCAAAGAGCCTATCTATAAAAAACCGTCGAAAAAATTACACATTAGGCACGGATAACATGTTTATAGTAATTTGTTTTTATCGTATGTGTAGCTTAGCTTCACTGGAACTTCGGACTTAGGAGTGTTTTTCTCAGGTGGAGTTGAACTGTTATATAAAAGAAACGATGCATTAAATTTACTGGTAGCACTGACAGAGCTAGACGCCTGTTTCTGCTTTTGTGTTACTCCTCGCTCAAAATCATTGTTTTCACTAGTTCCCATATTATGAGGATTATCTTTATATGAGCCGGAATTAAATCCGTTTTGATATTCTTTGCTCTTCATTTCAAATTCCTTTTTTCATGAATCAATTATTTTGTATTAAGAGTTTATAACCAAAATAACTGAATAAAAAGGGCTACATTTGGGTAGTACTTGACGTTGTTTTTACTATTCAAAACAACCTTCTCTGCTTTCTCGCCACAAACGCCGCTCTTTGTTCTGCAATGATCTGACTGACTCGACGCTTCGTTAGGCCGTACTCCCTTGCCAGTTGCTCCAGGTTATTGCCCTTAAACTGGCGCCAAATGCGAATGTCTCGCAGGGCATCTTTAAGGCATTCGCCATTGGGAATATACATGTCACGGCCACCTAAATAGGTACTTAGGGTGGTGGTTAATGCTTCGCTAACTACTACTGAGTTGGCACTTTATTGCTATCTAGAGTTATGCACATAAGCTTTGCAGAGTAATGGCCTGCGCTTAATGAAGTCTTCACGTTCGTCTGGTTTTAGAGTTTGCAAAGTTTCTAGCACTTGCTCTGGCTTTGCCTCTTCGGTGTTTAACAAATTTATTTTTTATCAAACTGTCAAAAACTACTGGAATTCAATTATGTGAGCCAATGAATAAACTGTTTTTGATTTTTACTTATATGAAACTACAAAAGCGGCTCAATCGAAAATAGAAGAGACACAGGTGTAATCGCGGCTGTGACCATCGAAAACATGGATGTTTTCGCAGAGCGCCCATGGATGGGTTTACAACGTGTCACGGAAGTGATTGCACTTGGGGAGCACAACTGGGCAAACATGCTTTCGAGCATTTCCAAAAAATCTACTTTTTGGAACAACAATAACCCGTTCAGATGTGGCGGTTGGACTTGAACCTGCGTCCATAAAAAAATCCCTGCTGGCATTACTGCCTGCAGGGATTTTTTGTTAATCAGCTTGAGGCTGATTAATGGTCACATATAACGACTAGTTCAATCGTTATTAGCTTTGTTTTTTAACAAACTTCGATTTCAGCATCATTTGGCCATTGCCATCCACTTTACAATC